CTGGACGACGACCTGAAGCTGACCACCGACGCCGTGAAGGCAATGACCCTGTGCATGATGAGGTCCAACGGATGAGCGTGTGCCTGGAAGTGATGGCGGAAGCCCTGGGGCGCGAGGTCACGCAGAAGGAGGCCGACGCCCTGGCGCGCAAGATCAACCGACGTGCCGCATTGCTGCGCTCGCAGAACCCCTCGCTGGGGTACAACGACGCCCTGCTGGCGGTGGAGCGCGAGTTCGCGGAAGCCGCCGAGCTGCGATCGGTGCTGGCCCAACGCAACGCCGCGATCAACCAGGCTCGCACGCTGGAGTCGGTGGACTACCTGGCGAACGTGTGGGCGGACAAGCCCGGCGCGGGCCTGAAGGCGATACTGGTGGGTACGCAGGACGCCCGCATGGGCGCTCGTTCGAGCATCGGCACCGACCAGCAGGCGGCCGAGGACTTCGTGCTGGGCGGTCTGATCGCCGACATCGCCAAGGTGGAGGGGGGGCTGGACGCCTACACGACCGGGCAGATCGACGCCGAGGTCGCCAAGGTCCTGTTCCGGCTGTCCCGTGACGAGTCGGTGGACGACCTGCCGGACATCGCCGTGGGCGTGGGCAAGGCCATCCGCAAGTGGCAGGAGTACAGCCGGCGCCAGGCCAACGACGCCGGGGCCTGGATCGGCCAGGCCAAGGGCTACATTACCAGCACGTTCCACGACCGCGTGCGCATCGCCAAATCCGCCGACGAGTGGCTGGCGACCGCGCGCGAGACTTTCGACCTGTCCCGCATGGCGGACGAGATGGAGGTGGATCCGTCCGAGATGGACGCGATCCTGGAGGGCATCTGGCAGGGCCTGTCCACCGGGGTGCACCTGAAGCCGGAGGGCACGCAGCCGGCCGTGGGCAAGGGCCTGCAGAGCGTGGGCAAGAAGCTCTCCCACGAGCGAGTCATCCACTTCCGGGACGCCGATGCCTGGGGCCGGTACAACGCGCAGTTCGGCGCCGGCACGCTACACGAGGCGGTGGTGGCCGGGCTTCGCCGGCAGGCCAAGGCCACGGCCCTGATGAACACGCTGGGCCCGAACTATGAGATGAACTTCGACCGGATCGTGACGCAGACGCGCGAGCGCATGCGCAAGGAAGGTCGGTCCAGCGACGACATCCGCCGCTTCGACAGCGACGCCAAGAGCGCCAAGCGGCTGTACCTGGCCGAGCTGGACGGCTCGCTGGACATCCCCGCCAACGACACCGTGGCGACGGTCTCGGCGTCGATCCGGGCCATCCAGGGCATGGCCTCGCTCGGCGGCTCGGTGCTGTCCTCGGTGTCGGACCTGGGCGTCATGGCCCTGGGGGCGAAGTACAACGGCCTCAACGCGCTGGACCTGCTGGGGTCCGGCATCAGCAAGCTGTTCCAGGGCACCCCGAACGCCGAGAAGCTCGGCCTGTACGCCGACCTGGGGGTGGTGATCAACTCGCTGGCCGGGAAGCTGACCGCCAACCGCTTCGTGCCGGACGACAACGTGGCCGGCCGGCTCGGGTCCCTGCAGCACAAGTTCTACACGCTGAACCTGCAGAACCGGTGGACCGACTCGATGCGCGAGGCGGTGGCGGAGCTGCTGTCGGCCAACCTGGCCAGGCAGGCCGGCACGAGCTTCGACGGCCTGGGCGCGCTGAAGGGCACGCTGGAGCTGTACGGGATCGACAGCGGGAAGTGGGACATCTTCCGGCAGACCGAAGCGGCCGAAATCGAGGGCTCAAAGTTCCTTTCCCCCAAAAATTTGGAGGATTTGCCCGATGCCCCCTTCGCGGCCTACCTCAAGGCCCGCGACGTGGAACCTACGCCGGCCCGTATCCGTAACCTCCGTTCGGAGATCGCGCGCCAGTTCCGCGCCTACTTCGCCGACCAGAACGGCTACATGATGCTGATGCCCGACGCCGCCACGCGCGGCCTGATGAAGCAGGGAACCGCCAAGGGCACTGCCGTGGGCGAGGCCGTGCGCTTCATCATGCAGTTCAAGTCCTTCCCGCTGGCGTTCACGCAGCGCGTCGCGGGTCGCGAGTTCAAGCAGGGCGGCATGTGGGGAGTGACGCAGATGATCGCGCTCACCTCGCTGTTCGGTTACGCCGCCTCCACGCTCAAGGACCTCGCCAAGGGCAAGGTGCCCCGCGACCCGAAGGACTGGCGCACCTGGGTGGCCGCGTTCCAGCAAGGCGGCGGCGCTGGGCTCTATGGCGACATCCTGTTCTCCCAGGTGCTGGACCGCCGCTTCGGCGACGCGGGGCTGCAGCTGTTCGGCCCCACCGTGTCTGACGTGCTGGGCTCGCAGGGCATCGCCGGCATCGCCAGTCGGGTGGTGCAGGGGCAAGACGCGGGCGCGGCCGGCGTGCGCTTCGTGCAAGGCAACACCCCGTTCCTCAACCTGTTCTATCTGCGGATCGCGCTGGACTATGGCGCGTTCTATCATCTCCAGGAGTGGATGAATCCGGGGAGCCTGGCGCGCATGGAGCGTGAAATGCAGCAGCGCACCGGGCAGGAGTTCATCGCACCGCCGTCCGAAACCGTCCAGTAGGGGGTTCCATGACCGTCACCAGCACCGTCAACCGCAACGACTACACCGGCAATGGGGTGACGGTTGATTTCCCCGTCACGTTCCGGTTCCTGGAGAACTCGCACCTGCGGGTCCTGCGGACCGTGATTGCGACCAACGCCACCACGGAGCTGGTTCTGGACAGCCTGGGGCCGGATGGATTCTCAGTGGAGGGCGCCGGTCAGCCCAGCGGCGGCATGGTCACCGTGGTGACGCCGCCGGCCAACAACACCGAGCGCCTGTCGATCCTGCGCAACGTTCCGATCACGCAGGAGATCGACTACATCGCCAACGACCCGTTCCCGGCCGAGTCCCATGAGCGTGGACTGGATAAGCTCACCATGATCGTCGGCCAGCAGGGCGAGGTAGTGGACCGTGCGGTGGTACTGCCTCCGCAGACCACGGGCGTCTCCAACGAACTGCCAGGCCCGGTGGCCCTGAACCTGCTCCGCTGGAAAGCAGACCTGTCCGGGCTGGAGAACGCGGTTCCCCCGGCCATCGCCACGGTGGCAGACGGTGCCGTCGTAGACGCCACGGTGTCGCCGATTGCCGCGATCCAGGGAACGAAGCTGAAATTTCGGCAGTCTGGCGCCGGGTCGGTTGACCGCACTGTGCAGGACAAACAGCGCGAGAGAATCACCCCGTATGACAAAGGGGCGGTCGGCGATGGCATCACCGATGACCGTGCAGCCCTGATTGCAGCGGACGCCGAGGCGGCCGCGCGCGGGATGCCGCTCATCCTCCCCTACGGAAATTTCCTCGTCAGCGCGCCCATTGGCGGCCTGCTGGCATCGTGGATCGGCGAGATGGGCGCCACGGTCACCGCCGCAAACACGGTAACGCTCAACGGTGGTGCGTTTCTGCAATGGCTGCCTGCGACGGGGTTGCGCTTCGCTGGCGTCACGGTGCAGTTCAACAGCCGCCCGGTGACGGTGGGCTCGGAGGCGGTGATCGCCTTCGTCAACCCGACCGACATCACGGTCGAGCGTTGCCGCATCCTGAATCTGACGGGCTGCGGCATCACGATGAACGGACCTCGCAACTTCGTTATCAAGGACAACTACATCTCACGGGCGGTGATGTCGAACAGCTACAACCAGGCGATTCTGGTGTCGTCGTCGTCGCGCTCCTCGTTCAACGGCAAGGTGACCGGAAACACCTGCGACAAGTCGGGCATGGATTTTAGCTGCACCGACACGACGATTGACGACAACGACGTGTTCGGGTGGGGCTTCGGCGCGGGAGTCACGACCGAGCAGGATGTCGCCAATTCCGCGCGCTACACGATCAGCAACAACCGTCTGCGCGGCGGTGTCGGCATCGATACCAATGCGACGCGCCCGATGGGCATAGAGAATTGGGGACCGCAATCGGTCATCAAGGGAAACATCTGCTACAACAATTCCGGCAACGGCATCGTCAATGGGGGTCAGAACACGGTTGTCGATAGCAACATCTGCTTCAACAATGCGTTGTCGGCCCCTGATCCTGGCATCGTGTCGCGCTACGCCAACGCTACGTTCAACGCCAACGGAAGCATCTACTCCAACAACAAGTGCTTCGACACTCAGGGCACCCACACTCAGACCTATGGGTACTACGACAACTCGACGAGCCTGACCAACATCACGCTGATCGGCAACGAGTTCAACGGCAACCATTTGACCGCTCCGGAACTGGTGCAGGGCTCGGTGTGCAAGTACACCGGTCCGTCGCTTGAGTTCACGAACGCTTGGGCTCCGCCTACGGTGTCGAACAATTCCACGGCGACCCGTGTGGTCAGTTGCGGCGGCGCGTCGCTTGGCGATTTCGTGGCCGTCTCGTACAGTGGCAGCCTTAACGGGTTGTCCCTGAGCGGCTATGTTGACTCGCTCAATTCAGTGACGATAGTGCTGACGAACAACTCCGGCGTAGCCTATCAGCCGCCTACTGGAACGTTCCGCATCCGCGTGACCAAGCCGAAGAACTACGCAGCCTACTAAGCCAGTAAGCACCATGTCAGTGCGGCGAGCAGCATGGCGGCGATAAGCGCCGCCACTGCTATGACCAGCCTGCCAATGGCGGTTTCGAGTTTCGCGGTGTCCTGGTCTCTCATGCGATGTTCTCGGCGGTGGGGGTCCAGGTCATGTGTCACCTCGGGCTTTGGCGATGGCATTGACCAGCGCCGCCCAAATGTCGTCGGCCCAGTCAGCCTTTGTGCTGTTGCGCTCGATTAGTTCCAGAGCTGCCAGTAGGTCGGGAGCGGCGGCGATCAGACGGGCGTTGGCTTCCGATTTCAGGCCATACCCTCCAACCAGCAGTTCGTCACTCGCGATCTTCACTGTGAAGCCAGTGGCGCGTGAGCCATTGCCCAACATCCACGGCCCAGGCGTGTGCTTACCCATTGCCATTCTCCTCCCCCGACCCCGCCACCGGCGCGGAGGGGGCGTATAGCGGAACGGACCGCTTCGAGGTGGGCGCGGCCGACACCATCACCTTACGTGCCGCATGGCTGGTGACGGCGCAAGCGCGCACAGATGCAATGTCCTTCGGATCGATCCACGCCACGACATCCCCCGCCCTGTGCGACAGGCGGCGCAGGAGGTTAATGGCGTCGATGATGTCGTTCGCTTCCTGATGGTTGAATGCGTCAGGAAGCTTCTGCCTCGCTAGATCAACGTGCCTAGCGGCCGCGTACAGGCGGGCGATTACGACCTCGGTATCATCCTCCCGCCCAGCCGGCTCAGGGGCGCGGCGTTCCATCAGCGGAGCGAGCAGCGCAGCGTAGGTGCGCCACGGGTGACGCTCCATCGTCGGCTTGTCCTTGACCGGGCAGAAGTCCGCGTGGGGGAAGTCGTTGTCTGCATAGCTGGTCAACTGCGGACGGTCACACCATCCGCACCTGATGTAGTCGCCAGAGATTCGCCAGCGCGTCCAGAAGTCGCACAGCAGGCCGTTGTTCTTGTGCATGTCGATGGTTTGCAACTCAGCCATTCCCTTCCCCTCCAGCGCTGCGGGCGTGGGCGAACACGCGCCGGTGAACCTCTGCGATCACCTTCTCCAGCGATCCCGCAGGTGTCGTAATGCGGCACGCAGCCTGATGTGCGTCCCATGCCTTGCACGCTACGTTGAACAGTTCGTCGAAGCTTACATACTCCACCGCATCCGGCGCGGGGGTGGGCGTGGTGTAGAGCTTCGTGCCGGGCGCGAGTTGGCCAGACCCCAAGCGGACGATCTCGCCCGTAGGATTCACGAAGGCCGCAGCCTCCCCACCGCCCTTCGCGCGGATCGCGGCGAGGATGAGTTTTTCGAGACGTGCTCGCGAGCGCTCAAGGTCGGACTTCGACCCATCTGCGGCGTCGCCTTGCACGTCGCTGATTGCCTGCGCGATGTTGTTCGGCAGCTTCTCGGTTTCGGGCTTACTCATCTCAGTCTCCGTGCATGTAGCCGAGGCATTCGCCATTGCAGCCAACCTCTCCGCACTCTTGGCACTGAACGTCGTCCTCGTCATCGGCCTCACCCTCTTCGGTGAAGTCGAGCAGCGTTGAGCGCATGGACTCCAACACTTCCACGGGGATCAGTCGCGGTCCCTTGTCGAGCAACAGGTCGAAGCACTCGTTGACCTCAGCAGCCGTGAATACGGGCTTACTCATCTTCGTCGGGCTCCTGGGGCATGGCGGCGTCGTTTACCTTGTGCCAGGCGCGGTGACAGCGTGGGCACAGCCATCGCACGCTCAAGGGCCTGCTGTAGTCATCGTGGTGAGCTTGGACGGCGCGAACCCCGTCAGATCGCATCGGCGACTCGCCGCAGGCTTCACACTCATCGCGAGGAACCAAGTCCCCTCTTTCTATAGCGGACCGCACAGCCCTTCTGGCCGCCTGCTTGTATGGGTTCTTGTTTTCCATGTTCCACCGACGCTTCCGTGCCCTTGCTGCCGGGGAGTCGTTGACTGGTGAAGCACGGTGCCTGCGCGCCTTGTCGTACTCCTTTCGGCATGGTTTGCACATCAGGTCGCGCCTTGCCAAGGCAAACTGACTAGACGGCTTCGTCTCTCGGCATACGTAGCAGGTCTTCTCCCCCACGATCACTGCGATGGTGTCGGGGTTAGTCATGGCGAGGCACTCGGAAAAGGTGGAATCCTCGATTCGCCATCCAGTCGCGGCCGAGACGGTCGGTGTAGTGGTAGACGGTCTTGCCGCTCACCACGTCGGTGAACAGTGGCTTGCCGCGATACATCGGACGGCCGCCAGTCAGACGAAGCAGGAATTTCAAAAGTCGATTCACTTCCCCTCCTCCTGGAACTGCGGGGCGGCGGCGATTGCCTTGACGTAGTGGTAGCCGAATCCGAACTCGGCGCCCGACTCGCGAGCCGCGCTGATCATCTCCATCGTTGCGGCCTTCGGAACCAGCTTCCACTCCTCACTCTCAACCGCCCGCGCAATCGCGGCGTACTTGCGGAGGGTGTCTGCTTCGTCCACGGTGATGTCACCGCGCGGCCCGAAGTGATCGGCCATGCCAGTCAGGATTTCGCTGTCAGTCGGCATCACCGCTCTCCCATTGCGCGCTCGGATTGTTCGATCTCGTCTTCCTCCACCAGGAACTTGAAGTCACAGTTCCGGCAGGTGTAGTCGCGGATCGGGCCGAAGTGCTCGGTAGTATCCGAACCGTCGCGCGAGGTGTAGTTCAGGCGCGAATCGGGAACGACCTTGTAGTGTAGGCGGTCATTGGAGCCGCAAGCCGGGCAGGAAATGTCCATCACTTGGGGCCCTCCAGTGCGGCGCGGAGTTCGACCGAGCATTGCTCGCGTGCGTTATCCGCTGCTGTGTACGGTTCGCCAGCAGGCTCATTTGCCTGTGCGTACCACTCATCCGCCAGAGCGCGGACGCGGGCCACTCGTTCCTGCGCGATCTTCGCAATGGCGGCATTCGATACGATGTCATCCTGCACAGCCTTCGCCCACGCTTCCCAGTTTTCGACCAGCTGCTTCCAACCATCCTCAGCCGATTTCAACCGCTCAACCTCAGCCCGCAGCGCCGTCACCTCGGGGTCGGGGCGGAGGTAGAGGTTCGCCGCCTCAAGCGCTGCGCGAATAGGCCCGTGCCCTACGGTCGTGTCCGCACATGCAGGGTGCATCAAGAAGGCTTCCGCAGCAGACAGAACCATCTCATTCGTCACTGCCACAGGCGCCTCGGCGGGGTGGTGGTTCATGAGTCGTTGCCTCCACGATTCAAAGAAAGTATCAGGGTTGGGAATGTCCATGATCCTATACACGCAGGAACCGAAAGAAACCGGCCATCAGTACAGGCTCACGGCAACGCCGCGCCCCAACCCCCTGAACGCCTGGCCCAGCTGGCTCGGCAACACCTCGATCTGGCCGCCGGCCGCCACCCATTGCTCCACCGTCTGGCGCTCGACCTTGGGCTCCGGAAGGGATGCCAGCGCATTGGCCTTCACGGCCTTCTGCGCGGACCGCTTGGCGGCCTCGGCCTTGATCACGGCCTGCGCGCGCCGTGTGGCGTTGCTGGCGGCGATCCTGGCGGCCAGTGTGGCGATCCGGTCGGTTTCGCCGGCCCGCTTTCGCTCCCGGCGCTTGCGGTCCATCTCCCGGCGACGGGCCCGGAACCGTTCCCCGGCTGGGGAGTCCTCGGCCATCATGCGACGCTGGTAGCGCAGGGACGCGGCCACGTTGCGCCGCTTGCGTTCCTCGGGGGTCATGCCTTGCTCCAGAGTCGTTCCGGACGCCCGTGAGGGCCCATGCGCACCTCGTCCAGCTTCACGAGCGCGCCGGCATGCTCCAGCGTCGTCACGCTTCTGCGAACCGACGTAAGCAGCAGATTGCGGCCGCCGTTGACCAGGCGTTGCCACACATCGGACGGCGTGTGCGGCTTGCCGTCCTGGAAGATCGCCAGCACGGCCTGGTCCTGCTGGCCGGCGATGCGGTGAGCCTGCGCGAGCAGATCGCCTTGGATGGGTACGGTGTTGTAATAAGACATCACGCCCTCCCCTTCAGTTCCTTGTCGAACTCGTAAGCGGCGCGGAGATGGATGAACATCTGGCGCGCGCTGTCCAATTCGTCGTAGTAGTGGTGTGAGAAATCGCCGAAGTCCTTGGAGAAACGGCACAGGTGGAACCCACCGGTCAGCGGTTGATCCGGGTGCAACTCCTCCCACAGCAGCCGATACGCGGCCAACTGCAGCAGGTAGTCGGAATAGACGCCGTTGCTGGTTTTCCAGTCCACCAGGCACAACTCGCCATCCACCAGCCCGATGGCATCCGGCGTTCCGCCGAACCGGTAGGCCTCTGACACCAGCGGAATCTCCTGGTGCAGTATCTTCAGGTTCGACATGGCGGCCCAGCGCTCGTACATGCGGAATGCGTTGCGAGCCCGCTTCTTCCCAGCCTCGTCCAGCGCGTGAAGCTCCTCGCGATCCTCCGGATCCGCACCGTTGATGCGGGCTTCCACCATCGCATGCGCGGCGGTGCCGATTTCGGCCGCCTTGTCGCGCGTCTCGTACAGTTCCAGGCCGTCTTTCCCCTGCTTCCAGGCCCAGCGCAGCAGGGCGCCGGACTCCTTGAAGCGCCCCAGCACCGTAGTGGTGCCGGGGACTTGGGTGCCGTCAGCCAAGAAGTAACCTTTCTTGGGAGTAGGCATGCTGACCTCAGAACGGGATGTCGTCGTCTACGAAATCTTCGTGCGAACGCCTGCTTTCCTGACGCTCAGGCGCCGGCTCGGCCGGCGTTGCAGACTTCGCCACTTCCGCCTGCTCCACCCGTCCACGGCGCAGGTAGTCGGCAAGAAACGCCTGCAATTCCTCGTCCAGCGCGATAGCGCTTGCATTGGCCTCGTCGCTGACCGGAGTCAGCTTGAAGTGAGGAACGCGGTAGGTAACTCGTCCCTTCGTGCCTTCGTCAAAACCGTCGATCTTGATGGCGTCCACATAGAACGCCTTTCGCCCGTTCTTGGTCGGGCACGACTTCTTGAACTCGACCCATGCGTTCAGAGCGGCGCCCTTGAAGCCGATGTTGCCGAGCGAGTAGCCGCCGTTCTCGTTGCGGTAGGCGATGTAGCAGGACATCACGAAGTGCCCGCCGAAGTTGCCCACCCGGTCGCGGATGTTGGCGTACAGGCCGCTCGCCAGTTCTCCGCCCTTGAACGACTTGACCACCAGCACATCCTGGCGCGTGTCCCGAACCTCGTTGGAGTAGATGCCGCTGTCGCTGGCGTCGTGCCAACCCTTCACGGAAGAAAGCTCATCGAGAAGAAGGAATGTGAACTTGTCGCCTACGTCCACGTTCTCCTTTTTCTCCTTGTCGTAGTAGCGGACCACGCCACCATCGGAACCTCCCGCGTACTCAAACCATCGTGTACACGGGTTGGAACTGGTTTCAGTAGGATTGGAACGGCTCATCTTGTGACCTCGCGGAATCTTTCACCGCATTGTGGGTGCCGTGGAGCCCGCCACGGCGTCGGCCTGCCGCCTTCAGTTAGGCCCGACAGATGGCCTACTGCCCATACTTCAGATCGAAGCCATGGGCGAGTTCTTCATCGTAATCCCATCCCGGCGACGAATGCTCCGGCTCCTGGATCACCACCAGCGCCTTCTCCCTTGGGACAGGCGGGTGCATCTTGAGCTTGCCGACCGTGGCGGCCGATATGGCGAACGCGCGCTCACGGTTGTCGGAGCAGCGCTTGAGTGCGAGGTTGGTGTAGCGAGGCATCGTGTGCATGTCTACCTCAACGCTTGTTGGGCCGGCCAGCGGCCACCGTGAATACCAGGATCGCGGCAAAGCACAGCGCCAGCGGAATGATGTCCACGTCGTGTGGGGTGGTGGCGGCACGGAACAGCGTGACCAGAAGGCACGTCGCCGTGACGGTCCATAACAGGGTGGCGATGACGGACTTCATTTTGCCTCCGTGTCGGCGATGTAGCGCAAGATGGCGCGGGCGAGGTATTCGCCGGTCACGCCTTGAACGGAGCGCAAGTGATCGCGCCTTTCCGACTTCTGGATGGTGTATCCCGTGGCGTCAAGAACCTTCGCAATCTCCAGCACTCGCTCGGCATGTTTGCGTGCAATTTCCAGATCGACGTGCATGTCAAGCCCCGTATTCGCGCAGCAGGTCCAGCACCGCCGGCACCCGCCACTTGTTCAGATGCGGCAGGTCGAACACATGCTCGACCGCCTCCCGGGCCGCGATGTGCGGCTGCCCGCCTTCCTCCTCACACTCACGGACGAAGGCGGGCGAAGCGGCCAGCTTGTCGGCCGCCTCGGTGATGAAGTCGGTGTAGTCGGCGCCTTCCGGCGGCTCACACAATGCGCGTCCGATAGACATGTCACTTCACCTCGAAAGCGGCGAGGGCGGCGCGGAGGGCAGACAGATGCGCGATCTGTTCCGGGAACATGCCGTATTCGACGTTGAAGGTATCGAGCATCGCGAGCCCTTCGTTCGCCGCCTCCACCAGCTCGGCCACGGCGGCGCGGGCTTCATCGGATTCGGTTGCAAGAGTGAGGACGTTCTCTCCCTGCGAAACTCGCCATTGCACGGCCTGTACGGCGTCGCGCTCCATCACCGCCAGCGGGTTGGTATTGGTGTTCATGTCGTCTCCTCCTATCCCCTTGAACGTTGTAATCAAACCATTCCGGCCAGCTTCGCCATTGCCAGCAGCATGATGGCGCTGAACCCGGCGATCAGGCCCAGCGTCCATTTCCATTCGGTGTCTCGGTCGGTCATGTCGCTCCCCTTTGCTGTTGGAGCCTAGATTACTCCTCCTGTGGGAGTTTGCAAGTAAGTAACCTACCGTTCGTCGGGTCACGCTCTCCGACAGACGGTAAGCAAGTTACCTTCTGATGGTGTAAGGTGACCGTACCCACAGAGGAGGATGAGAAGTGACGCCATACCAGGAACGCATGAAGCAGTCTAAGGAGCGCAAGTCGCGCATCCTGCGACTGAGCCGAAAGCCGGGCATGAGCCACCAGAAGATCGCTGATGAGGTCCAGTGCTCACGCGCCTACGTGACCCAGGTCATCCAGTCGTTCGCCAAGGGGAAGGTGACGTGACCCTCACCGAGCGCGTGCAACACCTGATCCACCTCCGCGCGCTGGAGCGGCAGGCGCTGACGGAGGCGACGACGGCCGACGACTGGACACGCGGGACGGTGGCGCACGACGCGATCAACGCCGAGTGCCGCGAGCTGCTGGACGATGGCCGGATACTGGGATGTGTGATGGACTGCGACCTGCGGGAGAAGACACGCAGGTACTGGTAACAGGGGGCGGTATGTGGACGCTGTTGCTGTGCGTATTACCCGTGGCCTGCGGGCTGGTGGCGTGGGCTGTGGCCTCAATGGCCTTCCGACTGATTGAGAGGGAGAGATGAACTGCAAAGACTGCGGGCGACTCCTGACCGCGATGGAGGAGCATTACTTCACCATCAAGTGCGAGGGCTGCGAGATCGCCGAGATTCAGCGCATAGAGGCGTGGCGCAATGGCGCGGAAGACCCTGAGCTTGATGAGCTTTACGGAGACGACCCATTCTTCACGCTCAATAAGCACTAACAACAGCTGGCGCAAGGAGAGATCATGAAAGTTATGGTTTGCGGAGGCCGTGACTTTGCTGACCGTGAAGCGCTGTTCTTGGCGATGGATAGGGCCAATGCAAGGCGAGCAATCAGTATGGTCATCGTGGGAGGGGCATCTGGCGCTGATGCCTTGGCGTCCGAATGGGCCGAGGCGCGAGGCATTCACTGCGCCGTCGTTAAGGCCATGTGGAAGTTCTACGGAAAGGCGGCGGGACCTATGCGCAACAGGGCGATGCTCCTACTCTACCCTGAAGCGGTGATCGCCTTTCCTGGCGGCAATGGTACAGCAGACATGTGCAATGCGGCCGAGGATGACGAAATCGTCGTTTGGCGGCCCTTGCAAGGTTCGTGACGAACAGGAGATAGCGATGAAGTGTGACTACTGCGGGAGCGCGCCGGAGCTGGTAACCGGTGCGGAGGTTTACCCCCACTTGCCGAAGCTGCGTGACAAATGGATATGGCGCTGCCAGCCCTGCAAGGCCCGCGTCGGCTGCCATCCCGGAACGCAGGTTCCGCTAGGCAGGCTGGCTAACGCGGAGCTTCGTGAGGCCAAACAGGCCGCCCATGCGGCGTTCGATCCGGTCTGGAAGGACGGCCACATGAAGCGTGGGCAGGCTTACAGCTGGCTGGCGGAACGTCTAGGCATCCATGGGAAAGACTGTCATATCGGGATGATGAACGAAGAACAGTGCCGGCGCGTTGTGGAATTGTGCAAGGCGACAAAATGGGGCAAGCAAGGTTCGTGACGAGGCGACGAACGGCGTTATGACTTGTTGACGTAGCGTGACGGCTGCGGCAGCATTGTGTTACCGGCTGAGGCCGGCTCCCGTTGGCAGGCGGGATATGGAGGGCAGTGTCCAGCGTGGTTGCGGTTGTCGGCCCCAGTACGGGTCGCCCTCCGCACCTACCAGTGGGACTGCCAAGTAACCGGCAGCCGTAACCACCCTGGGCATTGTCCTATGCACTTCTTCCCGCTCCACATCGGCGATTACGTCACCAAGGCCGGGCACCTGAGCCTCCTGGAGGACGGGGCCTACAATCGCCTCCTCCGAATCTACTACGACAAAGAGAAGCCGTTGCCGGTCGATCTGGCGACGGTTCAGCGCCTGGCCGGCGCCCGGGGGAAGGACGAAAAAGCAGCCATCGAGCGGGTCCTTTACGAGTTCTTCCGCCTTTGCGACGACGGCTGGCGGAACGAAAAGGCCGACGAGGTCATCGCCTCTTTCTACAAAAAATCCGACAAGGCCCGAGAGTCCGCTGCCGCAAGATGGGCCGCAAAAGCCCGTGTATCAATGGCTGAGGCAAGCGAACGCAATGCGAACGCAATGCGAACGCATTGCGAAGGCAATGCTACCCATAACCCAATACCCATAACCCAAAACCAGAAGATCAAAAGCTCTGTGCGGCAAGCCGCACCGAACGCAGATTTCGACGCCTTGTGGCAGGCGTACCCGAAGCGGGGCGGGAGCAACAGCAAGGCCGACGCCAGGAAGTGTTTCGAGGCTAGGGTGCGGGAAGGGGTCGCTTTCGCTGACCTAATGCAGGGCGTTACCCGCTACGCCAATTTCATGCAGATCACGGGAAAGGTGGGGACGGAGTTCGTCATGCAGGCTTCCCGCTTCCTGGGGCCAGGTGGGCACTACCTGAACGACTGGGATCCTCCGGCCGCTCCCGCGCCGGCTCCGCGAGCGCCCTCCCGCGACATGCAGGCCATCATCAACCTTGAGGAAATGAAGCATGGATTGGTTCGCAACGGCAATCACGACCGGGGTGCAGAAGCTCTTTTGCTTGAGGCTCCCGGGTTCGCCTTCGGCGGAAATGGCGCAAGGGACCGTCGCGGCGTGGATTGATGCCCTCACGTACAACCGCGTGTGGGATGAGATTCGCGACCGACCGCGTATCGCGCAGGCGTTCCGCGCACTGGCCGCCACGCAAACGGACTGGCCGACTCCGGCTGACCTGATCCGAAACATGCCGAAAGCCGAGGAGCTTCCGGCCCTGCCGGCGAAGGTGGTGTCGGACGAGGTGGCGCAGCGCAACATCGCGGAGATTCGCCGGATGCTGGACGAGTCCAACGCAGTGTGGCCGGTTTACCGCAGCGCCGACGTTGAAGACGAAGAGCCGGGAGAGACGAAGTGACCGCTGCAGACTGCTACGACCTGGCCGCCTCTGGCTGCTCGGACGCCGAGATCATCGCTTACGCGGCCATGCAGTCCGACCGCCCGTGGCTCGCTATCCGGCAGTGCAAGGCATGGTTGGCTATGGTGCGGGCCGATCAGGTGAGGCGCGCGCTGTGAGCCGGCACCCGCTGTCGCAGCAGGAACCGCCACAGGCGGAGGTATGGAAATGACATGTAAGGTTGATGGTTGCTTGCGAGGAAAGATGGCCCGTGGGCTTTGCCCGACGCACTACAGACGACTCCGCAGGTATGGCGATCCGCTTGGGACGAAGTCTGGCGAGCCTCAAATGCAGCAGCATGTAGATGCTCCTGCGGGTGGAGTTCTCTATGACCCTGAAATATGGGTTCGAGTCCCTGGATTGCATTGCAGAGAAGTTAGCACTCACGGGAGGATAAGAATTGCACCAACAACCGTGAAAACAGTATCTGGGGTTGTGAAAACTCTGAGCCGGCGGCTGTGCCACACGAAGTTGAGCCAGCATGGCTATCCAGTCATTGGCGTTAATGGCAGGCCGATTTTCGTCCACCGTTGCGTGGCTCTGGCATTCTGCAAGGGCTATGAAGAAGGCCTTCATGTAAACCACAAGGATGGACGTAAGCGGAATAACAGGCCCGAAAATCTTGAGTGGGTCACCAATGCAGAAAATGTGAGGCACGCCCATTTTGTTTTGGGAGTTCACAGGCGTGAGCGTAAATAGACACTCTTTATCAACGCAGGAAGAGCCTGATCACCCTGGAATATTCTGGGTACGGCTCACCCCTTACGACGACGGGGAGCCGATGCACTACTCGCACGGGGCGTTCCGGCTTGGAGCAATGGTGAGGCCGTACTACTCGTGGGAGCCCACTGAGCAGGCCGACACCCGGAGCAGCGCGAGGCTGTGGCCGGAGCGGTTCCAGAAACGGAGGTAGTTATGGTGACGATAGTGGAGAGGGTAGCAAGGCTGGCGGACAGCCTTGATGCAACCGGGAGGCCGTATTCGGAAATCAGGGTCAAGGCGACGCGGGAGACGCTGCGCAAGGCATTCAAGCCGGAGAAGCGAGGAGGGCCACTGATGTGCGGCCGTCACGTGGTGACGCCCCTGCAGTTTGCCAATCCTGAACCAGGACAGATGGACATCGAAGGGGAGCAAAATGCCGACGATCACGAAAACCGTCTCGGTTGAGACAGAGGTGGATGTAGATATCGACATCCACGAGGATGACATCATGGGCTGCCTGAATGACGACGACCTGATTGATGAAATCGAATCCCGTGGCTACGAGGTTATCGAATGCGTGGATGCCGCGAGGCATGAATCGGTCCTCAGGCGCGCACTGGCGTTCGTCAGGACCATGCCAAACCGCCCTAGAGAACTGGAGGACTTCTTCTACGAAGTCCATGGCGAGGCAATGTGACTCGCCGCACCTTCCGTTTCCCGAGCGGCCTCAAGACCGCCGAGGACACCAAGCGGCTGGAGTTCGTCGCCAGCGTCATCCGTGGGTGGCACAACGGCTGCGAAGTGGTCGTGCAGGATCCGAAGCGCTCGTTGGCCGCCAATGCGGCGCTGCATGCGGCACTGAACGACATCGCCGACCAGGTGGTTTGGCAGGGGCAGAAGTTCCCGGCCGGAGTCTGGAAGCGTCTTTGCACAGCCGCCTGGCTGCGTGAGCGCGGTGACCGGCCCATGATGGTGCCGGCGCTGGACGGCGTGGGTGTGGATGTGATCTACGAGCGCACCAGCCAGATGAGCAAAAAGGAGATGGGGGAACTGATCGAGTGGTGCCATGCGTTCGGCGCCGAACATGGCGTGAAGTTCACGACCAGGGAGACGGGCTGGTGAGGTCGAAGAACTCCAAAGCATTCACCAAGGCCGAGGCGACGCACATCGAGGCGGTGAAGTCTCTCCCGTGCTCTCTGTGTGACCACCCCCCCACCGAGTGCGGCCCATCACATCAACCAGGGACAGCACTGGACCTGCGTGGCGCTGTGCCAAGATTGCCATCAAGGGTCAGAGAACGGCATTCATGGCCGCAGGACCATGTGGCGAGTGA